GATCGGTGCAAAATACTTTACCTCTAAATACTAAATCGCCATCGTTAAACAATTCAACGTTATAATAATGGTTTTCAGTTAAAGCGCATTCAATTTCGATTTGTTGGTAATATACTTTATCAACTACATCGTTAATTGTAATTGTTACAGGTGTATTTGTGCTATCGTCCGTAAATATCAATTCGTCAAACGTTACTGAACGTGGTACAATATTCAAATATTGTGGATCAGTAGTTGTCGTTAATACGTTCATATATTATAAACGTTCAATTCGTGTTTGTGTTTCTTAAAATAGAAAAACCCCACCGAGTTGGCAGGGTCTTAATCTATGGAGAAACAGAAATTTTAGTTGTCTACAATTGTAGCTCCGTTCAAAATAGTTGCAGCTAAATCGCTTTCAGAACTTGTATTTAAGAAGTTAGCAGGTAGGTTTTCCATTCCTGTAAACGTCAAAGAATACCCGTTAAAGTCACCCATTGCAGTTCCAGAAGATACCGTTCCAGCAGTTACGTCCATACCTCTTTGAAGTCCAGCAATAAAGAACTCGTTTCCTCGTGTTCTTACAATGATAACAGGGCGTCCGTAAGCTAACAATTTAATTGTTTTGTGTGTAGCTACATCTTGTCTTTTCAATTGTACCGTTAAAACTTGCTCAAAAAACGTAGTTCCGTTATCTCTTGAAGATTGAATAGTTTGCTCAAAAGAGTTTGCACCTTTCAATTCAAATTTGTAAACGTTTGAAATGTTCGCAATATCTGAAATAGTGTCTTCATATCCAGCAGTCGTTGAATAAGTAACGTCACCACCCAATGTTGAAGGGTCTGGGTTAAAATCCCCGTAGTTAATAATATAGATAGCATCTAAACCACTTACGCCGTCTTTGCATGCTTCTAATCTTCCGTGTGCTATATCGCAGCTCATATCTTATTTTTTTAATGTTAAACAAAAAAGGGTGGCGTTTATTTCACCACCCTCGATTAGTTGTTAGTTTGATTAGTTAGCAGAGTTTGTGATTCCGTAAGTAACTACGTCAGAAGCGAAACCATACTTAGCATCACCTGTAAATCGCATAATTACTCTTACGTTTTGAGAGCCATCAAGGTCACCCATATCCAAAACTTTAACTTCGTTCAAATCACTCATCAAACCAGTTGCAAAGAACAAGTTAGAAGTTTGAGAAAGTAACGCAGTATTTGAAGCAAGACCAGGAGCTAAGAAAATCTTAACACCATCAAAATAAAGGTCATTCAAAGTTTGGTTTGTTCCTTTGTTGTCATAACCATTAGCACCTACACCTGAAGCAGCAAAACCACCCAATGCACGAACGTAAGCTCTATAGATGTTAGAAGAAACATAGATTTTCAAATCTTCTTTTCCGTAAAGAGCAGCAGGACATGCGTCAACTATTTTACCTAACTCAGCGATAACGTTAGAAGCAGTTACACCACCACCTACAGCAGCGATTTCTTGAGCAGCAGGAAGAGAAGCGTCAGTTGTTAACTGTCTCATGATTCCAGCGAATTCACCAGCAGAAGCGTTGTTACCATCCCAAATAACTAATTCCATTTGTTGAGCAACTTTCTCAGCAGCGTGTGCAATTAAGAAGTCAGCAAAAGACTTTGGAAGTACGTCAAATGCAGAATAACCCATTTGGATAGCGTCCCAATCTGAACGGAAGTCAGACTTACACAATTGTAAGTTAACTTGGAATGACTCAGGCTGTAAAATACGCTCAGTCAAAGTAACTGTTGACGTTGGGTCAAAGTCACAAGTTGCGTTTTTAATAATTCCGTCAGTAGCTACTCGTTTAATAACTTGTTTGTACTTAACGTTAGGCATGATAGTTATCCCACCTTTTTCTAATGTTGGAGCAGACAATAAAGCTGCTGCAATGTACTTACCTGCAAATTCACCAGCGTAAGTAGTTGTAATTGAAGTTGTTGTTGGCATTTTTTATTTATTTAAAAATTTATATATTACTTATTTAGTTTTTCCAATACTGAATCCATAATTGAACGCTCTCTTTTAGAAGCGATCTTAACAGTATTTACTGGGTTTACGTTTTCAGGATTAAAAGAAATAGGCTTAGGCTCTTCGCTTAATTCTACTTCCGTGTTTTCCTCTACTTTGTTTAGTTTAGAAAGTTCAGCTTTCAAAGTTTCGTTCTCAGCTTTTAATGCTTCAATTTCTGAAAAGAATGATTCCTTAACTACGCTTTCAATAGTTTTCTTTGGTGTTGGCGCGCTTGTTTCTTTAGCTTCAACCTCAACTTCAGTTTCAGTTTCAGGCGTTTCAACTTCAACCTCTTCTTCTTTTTCCTTAACTTCTTTAACGATACCTTCTACTTCTAAGACTAATATACGTCCGTCTTCCATTTCGTATTCACCAACTGGAACTGGTATTTTTTGATCGTCTTCAGTAACTACGAAAACTTCCATTTCAGGCTCGAATGCTTCAGCTTCTATAACTGTTACACCGTCCATTAATTTCATTGTTTCAAGTTTTACTTCCATTCCAAGTAAAACACGAACTTTGTTTAAGATTTGATTTGTATTCATTTTTGTTTATTTTAAAACTTGTATAATTTTAGTAATATTAGCAGTTCCTTTATATAAGGCATCTAATTCTTTTTTCGCAGCTACATATGTTTTATTTTGAGTAGCTTGTAATCCTAATTCTTTTGTTATTTTTTCATAATCAATTAAAGAACCATCTAAATCTGAAATAAGCTTAATTGCTTCTTTTTCCATTGTAATTAATTCCTTTTTTAAAGCATCTATTTTTGAAGGAACACCACCTAATAAAGTATTAGCAAATGAAGTTGCTTTACCATATAAAGCATTTAAATCTTGTGCAGTAGCTAACTCAACTTCGTGTTTTGCTAACTCAGTCTTTTCAGTAAATAACTTATTGTAAACTGTTTTCCTTGTGTTCATATTTATTAAACGTTTAAATTTATACTTGTTCCCTTTTTATCCGTTTTGACGAACGATAGTTCTAACTCCGTTGTTTTCACTTTGGTTTACAACATCTGTTCCTGTGCCTGCTGTTTTACCTATTCCTTGCGCTTCTAAACTTCCGTCACAACATTTCTTTGAGTATTTTCCGTCTTTACAAAGACAACCTCTACGCCCTCCTTTTGGGCTTGGTATTTTTTCTGCCATTTTAGTTTATTTTAATATTTTGAAATTAATTCCCAATTTGATTGGTTGTTATCCGATAATTCGCTAAGTAACTTTGAAGCATCTAAATATTCTTTATATATAGGTGAGTTTTCGATTGATAAGCCTAATTCCTTAGCTTGTGCTTTTAGCTTACTAAATAATGCATTATTTTCTTTGAATTGAGCAGCATATTTATTTCTATTAGCTTCGTATCTTTTTAATAATTCAGCCTTTAAAAGTATAGCATCATCAAACATTTTTTTATTTTTCAAAGCATCTGTTTTCATTTTATTTGATTCAGTTACTTCTGATTTTATTTTATTTGCTACTGCTTTTATATCGTCAACTAAAGCTAACTCAACGTGCATTCCTAATTTAACTTCTTGAGCGTTCTTTTCTAATTCAGCTACTTTCTTGAAAATATCGTTTAACTTATTCATTTTAGTAATTCTTTTAGTTTATTAATTATTTCTTGTTTTTCGTTTTTCTCTTGGCTCATCTCGTATTTGTCAGCGAAGTAACCTTCTATTGAAAAGCCTTTAACCTTGCCAGCTTTTACGTCCTTCCAAATATCCTCGTTGTTTACTTTCATAGCAATCATCCAAGTTCCCTTTGGTAAGTTAAATCCGTATTCTTTAGATTTATCCATTTCGGGGTTATCAATTACCCAGCTTTCAACAACACTCATTCCGTTTAACTTTTCTTTGTGTTCATAGGTAGCGTTGTTTTGATTAGAACGCATTAAGAATAATTCAGAAGCCTTTTTAATAGTGTCCTCACTAAAATAGATGTAATAGCCTTTTCCGTCTTTATCAGCTCTTAAAATTTGCTTATTAGGAACCAATGCAGCACCCATTAAGATCTTTTTCTCGGCATCAACTTCTTTAAGTTCTATTTCGTGTTTTGAAAGGGCTATAAAATTTTCCTCAATTGCAGGTGAATGAACTACTGAAACTGCGTGGATTCCTGTTTGTAAATCATTCTCGTCAATTATTAACTCGATTATTTTTGGCTTTTCCATATTCTTTAAACGTTAAAGTGTTGCATTTTGTACCCTATTTCTATCAAGTGCCTGTTGGCTTGTTACTTCACCACTTACTACATACGCCCGTGTTGGTTGCTGTTGTAATTGTGCTAATTGATTAACTCCCGAACTTCCTATAACGCTAAAGTTAGGAGCTTGCATTGTAGCACCACCACCTGCACCTGCTGGAGCGCCACCACCACCACCTGACGAACCACCTCCTTCGAACTTTTGTGAAGCGATTTTAGCTACGTTTGCTAAACCTGCAGCAATAGCAATACCAGCAGCAATAGCACCTCTAACTGGCGACGTTGGATCAGGAACTGGAACAAATTGAGAAGCGTAAGCATCGGTAGCACTTTTATAAGTTGAAATAACAGCACCAGCTAATTGAGCAGCCTTATTAATTTGGAATGCACGTTTAGCAGCTTTCTCCGATTTTTTACCAAACAATTCAGTTAAACTTGAAATAGTATTTAAACCTGATAAAGCCATTTCAATAGCAAAGTCCCTATTTCGTTTTTTCAACGCGTTTGCTGCATCCTCTTGAGCTTTTATCTTATCTAAATATTCTTGGTTTGCTTTTGCTTTTATATCGTTCTGCGCCCTTTCAAATTCCGTTTCTTTTTGAGCTTGTAAAATACGTTCGTTTGAAGCTTCTAAAACAGATTTAGTGCGTAGCCTATCATTGTTTAAATATTTTTCTTGATGTTCTTTTTGTTTACGCTCCTCTTCGCTTAAAGCGTCCTCTCGTGTTTTCTTAGCATCGTCAACTGCTTTTTTGTCAATTTCTTTTATTGAAAGTTGGAATCCTGCTTTTTGGTTTTCTAAAGTCTTTAATTCTTTTTCAAGTTCCTTTCGTGTTTTTTCACCTTCTGCTTTTACTTCCTCAACATTAAAAATAGATCCTGCAATAAACCCACTAAATTTGTCTTGCATATCTTCCATAGTTTTACCCATATCGAATGCAATGACTTTTCCAAAACCTAACGCTTCAGAAACTTTGTTAGCGCCTTTAATAGCTAAATCAATAGGCATTAACATTAATTTAGGCAAGAATAACGCTGTATCTATAATAAAGTCAACTATTCTTTTTGTTATGTTGTAATTTTTTATAGCTGCTTCCTCTTCAGCTTTACTTGTTTTAATTACATTTTGTAGTTCGATTTTTCCTAATTCAATAGCCGTGTTTACCTTGGCAATTTTTAAATTAAGAATTTCGCGTTCGCTTTTTCCTTGTAACTTTAAAATGTTGTCCTGAGCGTCTAAGTTTTCTAATTCAGCTTTTGAAGTTTCAAATTTAGCCTTGGATATTTCGTTTAACTTTTTTTGTTCTTCAGTAACACCACTTACTGCAGCTTTAATATCATCCCAATAAGCGACAACAGTACCAAGAGCAACTACAAAAAGACCGATTCCAGTTGCTGCTAAAGCTCCCCTAATTCCTTTTAAAGCATTAATAGCTACCGTTCCTAATTGCTTAAAAGCACGTCCAGCGTCTTCTAAACCTTCAAGACCTTGAGCTAAAGCCATAGCACTTTGTACTCTAAGCATTGTTTCTTGTAGCTTTTCTGACTCTACTCCTACAAGCCCCATTGCACCCTCAACAGCACTAAAACCACTTGCAACAGAACCTACAGCTTTACCAAATGCATTAAATGCACCTTCGCCTTTAAATGCTTTAATAGCGTCGTTTGTATCTTCGATTTGGTCTTTTAAACCTGCTGCTTTTTTAGCTGCTTCTGCTGCTTGTTGAGAAGTTTCACCATATACTTGTGCAACACGTTGTAATTCAACAACGGCTTCTTTGTATTGTTGTTTAAGTGTTTTGCTATTATCTTGAATCTCTAATTCAATTACCCTTTTTTCTGCCATTGCGTTTTACTTTTAATTCTCTAAATGATTGATTCCAAATGTCCTTAATCGAGTCTTTTAATTCGTGTTTTCCTTTAGCTATTTCTATATTTTCGCTAAACCCTACGTGATCGCTTAGCTTTAACATATCTATTATTCCTTTTATCATTGCTGTAATATTGTTTGTGTTTGTACTACTGTTGAACCATCTGAAAGCGTGTAAGTAATAGTTAAAACAATAACTTGAACCGTTGAATTTTCGGTGATTAAATTATTGTAGTCTTCTGTAATTAAGAAGTCACCGTTTTCAGCTAAAATGTACTGAGTTGAGTTCGTGTTTTCAGGAATACAAACTTCAATGGTTTGTGCGCTTGTAATTGTACTCGGTGTTATTGTTACGCCTCCAAAAGTTGTTGTTATCGTTGCGCTTATCGCTCCGTTAATCATCTTAATTGGAATATCCAAACATTGAGCTTCCTTGTCAGGTGTTATAGGTGGTAACGCTTCTAATTGCCTAAAATCTAAATACAAACTGAAATTAACTTCGCCTGTTGTTAGATTAGATTTCATTTCGTTAATGATATAACGCTTGTCTCTTAT